TAGTTCACAGGTCAGCAAGTTACAAAGATTTAAAACTATTGAGTAAAAGAAAAACATTATTATGGGAAAGGAGGGAAGGCGTTTCCTCCCCAACTTAAAGAAGTTGGGGTCTCCACGCCTTAATTTTAATGAATAATTTAGATTTAACAGATATTGAAAGATTACCAATAGATTTTGAAGAAATTATGGAGTTACTTAAAAATAGAGTTCAAGCCAGATTACCTAACAGATGGACTGATTTTCTAGCTAGTAATTTTGGCGTTGAGTTGTTAGAAGCTTTTGCTTATGAAGCTACACTTATGAATTATTATTTAAATATGAGTGTTAATGAATGTTTTTTACCTACAGCTAAAACAAAAACTGGAGTTTATTCTTTAGCAAAAACTATAGGTTACAATCCTAGTCCTCCAAGTCAATCGATTGTAACGTTAAAATTTTATTTAGATAATTCTCATTCTAGAGATATAATTATTCCTAAATATACAATTGTTACTTCAAAAGATGGTATACCATTCTATACAACTGAAAATAAAGTACTTTATAGTGGAGAAACGAATATACTAGTTGAGGCAAAATCTGGTACTTTGGTTGAAGAATCTTTTATTTCTACAGGTGAACCAAGAAGAAGTTATAAATTAAGACAGTTCCCTGTTAGCTTTATAGAATTACTTACTATAAATGATGAGATATATACTAGAGTAGATTTTATTGACGCTCCTGGTCAAGGTAAATATTTTACTGTTGATTACGATAGTGAATTTTATGCATATATATCTTTTGGTGATGGTAACTATGGTATAAATCCAGCTAAAAATTTAATTGTTAATGTGTTATATGTAGTTGGTGTAAATTCTAAACATAATGTTATGCCATTTCAAATCACAACGATAAATGATTTTATTTTTGATTCTGAGAATAATGTTGTATCAAATATTAAAGTAATAAATGAACAAAATGCTGTTGGTGCATCTAATGGTGAGTCTATAGATGAAGTAAAAAGAAATGCTCCGAGCATATATAGAACTCAAAGTAGATGTGTAACAAGACAAGATTTTGAAGATATAGCTCTTACAATACCTGGGGTAGATAAAGTTTCAGTTATTGATAATTCAATGATGGATGAAATTGGAATATTTGGGGTTAAAGTATGTGTAATTCCAAAAGATCAAAAATATCCGACTGAATCATTTAAAAATTACATAAAAAATATATTAGAAGAAAAGAAAATTGTATCTACTCAAGTAGATGTTATAGATCCTACATTTATACCTTATGATGTTAATATTAATATTAATATTAATCCAAATTTATCTTCTTCAATTATTTCAAATAAAATACGTGAAGTTGTTAATAATTATTTAAGTTATAAAAATCGCGATTTTGGAGAAGAAGTTTCAGTTCAAGAATTATATAAATTGATTTCTAATGTACAAGGTGTTAATATTATTAATGATTTAACAGTTACTGAAAATAGGACTATATATATAACAGAGATAGTTTCTCCTAATACAATAAAATATATTGATAATATTAATATGTTAAAAAATGGAGCGACAATTAATATATTAAATTTGAACATGGATTTGGTATTAACAACAAAAATTGTTAGTATCAACGAAGAGTTGAGTGAAATTATAATTGAAGATTCAATTGATGATAGTATGAATATAGGGCATGGAAGTTTAATATATCCAGTATTAGAAACAGATTTAAATCATAGATACGGAGATAAAGAAATTACTTTCAGGGTAGAATCTCTAATAAGTGGAGAACAAATTAATTATCCTTTAATGAATTTTACAAATACTAATATATATTTTGAAGATTTTCCAAATAGGTATTATAAAGTGTTATTTAAAATTGGTAATAAATTATATTTACAAGAACCAATTGATCGTGATATACCTAGTGGTACAAAAATAATTGTTGTAAGTAAAAAATATGTTCCTACTCTTAAATCATGTGTACTAAAAGGATCAGATACTCTTTATTTTACTGATTATCCACGATTTTCGAAAGGTACAGAATTAATTAAAAGTGCTATGATTTATTTTGTTTCTGATACTGTTACTATGTTAAGAGGTGGGTTAACTTCAGATTATATAAATACTGTTATGAACGCTGATTATTTAAGTAAAGTTAATAGAGTTTATATTAATAATAATATTGTCTTTAAAGAGAATATAGATTACAATTTGATAGATAATGGAAAAATTATAGAATGGACACCAACAGGAAGAACAAAAATAACATCTAATACAGTATATTATGTTGATATTATTAAAAAAGTTATTAATACTACTGATACAGATATTATTTATTATGTTAAAGATATAAATAAAAAGAGAGTTACTATTACGCCACTAACAGCTACTAAAATGGATGAATTAACCACTTTTGAATATAGAACAGATGTTTATAATATATTACCTAATGAAATTGCAGATATTGGTATTGTCAATATTAGTTTTGTATAATAAAAATGTGAGGTTAATATAAGAAATGGCATTTTTATATTCTATATTACCAGAATATACTAGAGATAGTGATATACTAACTGATAATAATATTAAAGGTAAAGTAAAAACATTAGAAGAATTTATAAATATTATAGATGAAGAGATATTTGATATAATATCTGATTCAGTAAAAGAAATATTATCATTTGGATCTATATATGAAATAAATGATGAATATTTGCCTTATTTAGGTTATCTTTTAGGTTATAAATGGAATTTTAGATTAGATTCAGCAATACAGAGAAATATATTAGCTAATATATTAGAATTGTATAAAAGAAAAGGTACTAAATTTTCTTTTAATTTTAGTTTATATCATTTAGATCCTTCAGTTACGCTTTATGAACCATATAAAGATATTTTTATATTAAATAAATCAGGTTTTGATGAATTTGATTATGAGAATTATCCAAATTTTATTTGGAAAATTCCTGTAAATGTAGCTACAACAGAAAATATAATACTGAATGGGATTCAAATAATAGATAATATAAGAGTTAATATTAATGATAGAGTATTAGTTAAGAATCAAGATAATCCTATAGAAAATGGAATATATATTGTTAAAGAAGAAAATTGGGTTAGATCAGAAGATGCAGATAGTGAACTTAAATTATCTAATGCTTTATATTACGTAAAAAATGGATTAATAAATAAAAATAAAGGCTGGATTTGTATACAAGCGGATTTTATTAATGGTATAATTTTTGAACAGGTTAAATTTAAAAAAAGATCAAAAAAATATCATTTATCGAGTAGGGAATATTATTCTTGGGGAATTTTGGTAATAAAAATAGATAATTTAAGTCCTGAAATTTATGATTTGTTATCAATGATTAAACCTGCAGGTTGGAAAATATTAATAGAATTAAAATATGGGTTATATTATAATTTACATTTTAAAGTTGATGGTGTTGTAAGAAATAACTATATTAATAATTTAAATTTGTCTATATTAGATTTTGGAGAAGATAAAGATTATTATATTAATTTTTTAAATTCAATTTATTATTATACATTTAAAACATTTATTGAAATTGTACTTATGGGTCGCACATTTGATTTATATGGCAATTATTTTAACAAAATGATTAATAATTATTTGACATTTCAGGATATAGATTTTTATAATTTATACTATGAATCTGAAAATAATGATTATACTTTATTAAGATATTCAACACATTATACAGGTTATATAAATACACTAGGTATTGTATTTATGGGTCATATATTTGATTTAAATGGTCATTACTTTGATCATATGATTAATAATTCTTTAACATTAAATGATATAGATTTTTATAATTTATATTATGAATCGGAAAATAATGATTATACTTTATTAAGATACTCGACAAATTATACATATACAAAATATAGTGGTAGTATTGTTTTTATGGGTCAGACGTTTGATTTAAAAGGTAACTATTTTGATCATATAGTAGATAATTATCTGACATTAAATGATATAGATTTTTATAATTTGTATTATGAATCTGAAGATAACAATTATACTTTATTAAGATACTCGACAAATTATTCAAATTTGATTGATCAATAGCTTAAGTTATAATATTATTGATGATATAAAATTTTAAAATAAAATTAATATTATATAATAATTGGAGGAATTTTTGATATGGTTACAAATATATCTCCCGCAATATCTCCATATATTGCGAGAACAAAAAAAGCTATAGAATTTTTTGAAGCAAATGAAGATAAAACTTCGCAAACTGGATTAATGGTGTGTATTGCTGGTGGTCCAGGTGATAACACTGGTTGGCCAGATGGAAGTGCACCTTTACCAACTTTAGATACGACTCAATTAAGTTATATACGTGGTTTTAAGAGATACGATGAAATGTATTTTGTTGTACCAGATACTGGAGGTTCATTAAATGTTGGAAATATTTCATGGTCAAGAGTAAATTTAATAGAACCAGCAGATCCAAATGTTTGGATGTCAAGATATTTAAATGTTTTAAACCAACGATCAAGATGGTTATTTATAAGTGCAACACTAGGTTCAGGAGAAGCAGATACTGCATCTTATAAACAAGTAGGTTTATATAGTAATCTTAAAATTTTAGACGGAGAAGATTATACTAAAAGTTTTTTTACTCCATCTGAAATTTCAAGAAGTGGAAATAATGATTCTGATTATAGATATGATGGAATATTAGAATTATATCAAAATAAAGATAATTTAATTATTAGATCACCTGAACTAGTGGAGTACTTTGCTTGGGTATTAGAATTTTAATAAGGTGGTTTTTATAAATGCCTTTACCAATTAATAATTTAAATATAGCTCCGTATTATGATACTACGAATCAAGAATTAGAAAAAGGTTATTCTAAATATTTAGCTGTTGAAGGTCAAGTACTACAAAATAGAGAGCTTAATGTTGCACAAGGATTAATTCAAGGTAATATTCGTAAAGTAACAGATTTAATTATAGATGATGGAGCTGTAGTATCTGGTTGTAATTTTGTGAATAATAATGACGATGGTATATGTGTATTAGAGTCTGGTGAAGTATATTTTAATGGTTTACTAATAAAAGTACCATATACTACATGGCCACATTCAGTAGTACCATTAGGAATGGCTTATGTGTGTTTAGAAATTTCACAGAATGTCTATACAGAAACAGATGATACATCATTATATGATCCTGCCGAAAATATTGAAAATTCTGGTGTTAGAGGCGGTCATAGATTAAAATATGAAGCAACTCCATTGATTAAAACTGTTGAAGAATTTGAAGCTGAAGCTATTATAAATAAAAATTTAATCGCTATAATTAAGCTAAAAGACAGGGATACATATGGACCAATCAAACCAAAACCTATTTTTGGTAAAGTTTATAAACAAATAGCTGAACGCACTTATGATTCAGAAGGAGATTTTATAGCAAGAGGTCTTAGAGTCTATACGGAAGAAAGTGATTATCCAGAATATAAATATATTATAAAAGTAACTGAAGGTCGAGCATATGTAAAAGGATATGATCATAATTATAATAGACCTCAATATTTTCTAGTAGATTTAGCTTTATCAACTCGATCTAATCTAGATTTACCAGAAATTAAAAGTTTTATACCAGGTGTAAAGTCTTATGAATTAAGTAAAAAATTTATAAAATCTATTATAGATGTTAATGCATTTATTAAAATTTCAAATATTAATATGATCGCTGATTTTTCACATAATGTTAAACATGCTTTGACTGCTTCTCCATATAATATGTCTACAGATAGAACAACAATTTCAAGCGTTGTTGTTAATAATTATAATATTGCTGATTATACGTTTAATTTTACAACAAATACTATTGAATGGCATGTTACTCCTCCATCAACATATACAATAAATGTAGATTTAAATGCTGATTTAATTGAAAACGAAGATTATTATATAACGAAAAATATAAATACTAGTGTTATTAATTTTAAGGATACATATATGGTAAGACCTGATATTCAATCTTTTAGTGTATCATATAACTGGTTTTTATCTCGTTATGATTTAGTTTATATTAAAGAAGATGGTATTATTGCAATAAAAAACGGGATTCCTAATGAATTAGAATTAATTAAATATCCTAATATACCTGTTGGTACTTTGCCTATTGCGTACATAAGGGTTGAACCTGGTGTTTCTCCTGAAAATTTTATTATTGAAAGTTTTGATATATATAGTGTACCTACAATTCAATTACAAACGATGAAAAGAAAAATGGCTGATTTTGAATACAATTTTGTTATGACAGAATTAGAACAAATTGCTCAAAATAAACATACAGAAACAGATGATTTATATAAACTAAAGAATATATTTGTTGATGGTATAACAGGATATAATTTATTAGATTTAAATAATAGTCAATTTGATTCAACTGTAGATTTATTTCGATCTGAAGTTAGATTACCGATGATTATTGATCAAATAAATATTAGTGATGTTAATATTAGAAATGCAAATGGAACAATTGTTAATGAAGATGTCTTACGACTTAATATAAATTCACAAAAAGTGGCTGACTTTCAACCTTATATTACTCATACTATAGATATTGCTCCTTTTTATTATAAAGGATTAACTCCCAGAATTGTGTGTGATCCTAAAAAATTAAAGCATATAGAAGATGTTTCAACTGATAGAATAATTTGGTTACCAAATAGAGTTATATATTCTACTAAAACTGTTGAAAAATGGACTACTGCTTGGAAACATGTAGGTGGTGTGGCTCGTACTGATAGTAGACTTCGTCGAATGCATATAGTTGAAACAGGTGCTATAACATCAACCACAGAATCAACAATTATTGGTACTGAAGTTGTTGAAACTAAAAGAAATGAAATAAATTTAGTTCCTAATCCATATATAAAAGCTGGATCAATTATAAAAATATCTGGAGATGATTTTCCTCCTGATACCGAAATAAGATTATATTTAGACGATAAAATTATTACACCGGAATTCGTCGATCCTATAAATATTAATATTCAAAACATTAATCCAGAAACATTAGATTTTGATATTGCAATTGGACAACGAAGATCTTCTATTTGGAAGTGGGGAAAACAATGGTGGAATGGTGGATGGCATTGGAGATTTTGGCATCCTTACTATAATAATAAGGGTATATCTTTATATTATAATTCAAATAATAATAATTGGTATTGGGAAAAGAGTGGTTTTGGAATTGGAATTGATGGGAATGGGAGTTTAGCTAATATTCCTAATTGGGTGAAGTGGTTAAGACGAACACCGTGGTGGAGATATTATTTTGATCAATTAGCTGAAAGTGAATACAAAGAAATATTAAAACATATAAATACACAAGAAATTATAACACAATTTGAATATTCAAATAATTTTGAAGAATCAAATATTACTATAATTACTGATTGGAATGGACATTTTGATGTAGAAATTAAAATTCCTGAAAAGGTACCCACTGGTAAACATACTATTACAGCAGAAACTGTATTACCTGAAGAAGTAAATCCAGATAAATATTTTAAAGCTAGTGATGAATTTACAGGAGAATCATATACTAGACATTGGGAAAATGAAGTATATATGAGGAAAATTGAAAGAGTAGTAGAAACAGTTTATATAGAGAAAATTTCAACAACTTTGCAATTTGACCCAGTAGCCCAATCATTTTCATTTAATGAAGATTTATTTTTAACTGGAATTGATGTATATTTTTCTCAAATATCAACAAATCCATCAGCTAAAGTCTGGTTTAATATCAGAGAAATGATTAACGGGTATCCATCTGGTGAAATTCTTTATTTTAAATTTATTAATCTTAGTGATATTAATATTCCAACTAATGTTAATCCTTATCCAATTACCCATATAGATTTTGATTATCCAATATATTGTGCAGCAGGACATG